CTACGCCACCAAAACCTGACCATGAGAAAAGGCCCTTCCGGTTCAAACTGGAAGGGCCTTTTTTGCGTGTTTCTACTATGTTACTAATAACCCCGATTTCACCGAACTTCAAAGGGCTGAAATGTTCAGTATTTGGGCGTTTCAGAGCGTTGCAGAGTAGAAAAATTTATGGTATAATAAAAACAGACGAACCCCGAACCCTTGATTTTTCAGGGGTTCGGGGTTTTCTTGTTACTAATGTGTGCATAGTTCAGCGTTCAGCGGCCTAAAATGTTCACCGGTTTGAACCCTATGGAATCAGTTCCACGGTGGCCTTCAGTTCGTCCAAAGTCTTGTGATTATAGACCCGGTTTCCCGTGTCCTTGGACACATGACCCATGAGCAAATCAATACATTTCCGGTTGGCCCCGGCGCTATCCAATTTGGTTTCAAAGGTGTGGCGGCATTCGTGCGGGGTATGGTTCAGCTTCAGGGCCTTCATAATATCCGCCCAAAATATCCGGTATTGAGTTTGATTGCAAATCTTCCCATTGTAGCTGATCAGCCGGGGGCCACCTTCGGCAAGCCGCCGTTCAATCAAGGGCCTGATCTTTGGATGGATGGGAACAATGCGGTTCTTACCGGCTTTCGTTTTGGTGCCGCCCTTCATCGTGCCTTCCTTCAAGTCTATATCTTCAGGTTTCAGGTTCAGAAATTCAGAGATACGCCACCCGGAATATAGCAAGATCAAAACCGTATCAACCCAAGGATCAGACTGATGTTCCCAAACCGTTTTGATTTCATCGTTGGTGAACGGAAGGCGGCTGGTGGGCGGTATTGGATCAGAAGTCAGAAGTTCGGAGAAGCACCGGTTTATTATATCCATTTCAAGGGCGAACCGGTCAAGGTGGCCCCACAGGTTCTTGATGGCCGCTTGGGTGCTATACCCTTTCCCACAACTATCAATGGTTTCTTGCATTTGGTAGGATCGCAGTTGCTTGTAAGGTTTGTTCACATACGCTGAACAATGCTTGAACGCTGAACAGAGGGAAGAACGGTTGGATTCCCCCAGCTTCGGGGCCTTCTTTTCTTTCCAGAGGTCAAAAAGCTGTTGAAGGGTGATCTTGGCCCGGTCAACATCCCAAGGATCACGGTTGTATTCAGCAAGCATGATGTTCCCGGCTTCACGGGTTTCAGCATAGCCGATAATGTCATAGATGGGATGGCCTTTGTCATTCCAACCTATGGTTTTCTTCACAATGTATGGGCGACGGCGTTGGCCTGATAGCTTTGCAACCGTTCCATACCCGTTTGGATTTCGCATTATATCACCTGAACTTTCAAAATTGGGTATGGCAAAGCTAAACCCCATGTGATATAATGTTCAAAGGCGTTTGAAACATTAACTTCAAAAGGGTTTGTTTCGCCTGACCGCTTCCGGTGTGCAAGACCGGGGGCGGTCATTTTTTTTTGCATTTTGAATGGATGTTGAATGAACCAAAAGCCCGGTAAGGCAAGCGGTTTGGGATAATCCTTCAACATTCAAGATAGTGCAGATACTTCAAACATGAAAAAAAAAGAGTATATAAGAAGTATGAAAAATATAACCAGAAGGGATTTGATCTTGAATGTTGAAGGATTATTCGTTCATGGCGTTTTCAAGATAATCAGCGGCTTTCAGGGGTGGGTTGGAGATGGAAACGGTGGTGTTCATCCCGTTGATGGACAAATCAACATATAAAATTGGAACGCCACCAACTTCCTTCGTTTCCTGTTTGGCAGTTGTGGCACCAACGATGGCCCCGGCTGTTCCGAATAAGGCCCCGCCAACAACGGCCCTACCAATCCCGCCTTTTGTCTTAGTAATGGTTTTCTGTCCAACCTGTTCAATCTTGAAGGCATTGATTTCAGAGAACTTGAAAACAACAGGTTCCAGCTTTGTTTTTTTACTGTTGGACAGGTAAAACATTTTCTGTTCAGGATCAATGAACAAAAAGCCGCTTGCGAAATCTGAAATGACCATTCCGGATTTGAAGTTACGGAAACGATTGTGGTTTTCTTCCCATGCCTTTTTCACCTGTTCCACAGATGCCAAGGGGGAGCCGGTGGAAAGACGGTTACAAGCAGGGCAAATGGAACCACCGTTGATTTGAATTGCCGTAAAGGAAAGTTTTTCACCGCATATCGCACAGCGTTCTTTTTTCCCAAACATGAGGTTTCCCCCTTTCAACGAATATCACTTTGGAAGGCCACGGCTCTTCCAAGAATCCTTATATGATTCAGTTCTTCGCCTGTGTAACGCATGGTTTTATACTTTGGATTTTCAGCGAACAACAACAGTTCGTTTTCTTCAGGATTATATTGAACACGCTTCAATGTGGCTTCATCACCAATCAGGACAGCGGCAATTTCACCATCATCCACCATTTCCTGTTTTCTGATGAACACAATATCCCCGTCATAGATTCTGGCCCCGATCATGGAATCACCCTTGGCCTTCAAGCAGAAATCAGCATGAATGTTTGCACCAGCTTCCACATACAGTTCCTTTTCTTCGTTGGCAAAGATAGGGGTTCCACAAGCAATGTTCCCAAGTAATGGGAACTTTCGCTTTTCAATTCTAAATAGGTTATCCAATTCAACTTCTTCTTTCCAGCCCATTAAATAGGCCGGTGTGGTGTGAAGAACTTTCGCCAAGTCTGCTATTTTATCACGGCGCATATTGGCAATAATCCCATTTTCCCATTTCCGAACGGTGCTTTTACCTACACCAACAGCATTGCCCACCTGTTCAAGAGTAAGATTATTTTCTTCACGCAAAGCCTTGATTTTTTGGCCCATAGTCAAATCAGCCACATCAACACCCCTTTCACGGTTAGTAACAACAGCATAACCGCAATGTGTCTTTTTTGCAACCCCTAAAGCGAAAAAACAAAAAAAGTTTCTTTTAATCCACAAATGGGGTTGACAAGCGACAAGGGGTGTGATACTATGATGGTGTCTTAAAGGACACGGCAAAAGCGAATAAGACACCGAAAGGGGTATATGAGATATGAGTAAGTATTATGAAGTTCGTTTTTATACAAAGAAAGGCGGGGAACAGAGTTGGATCATCCATGTTGAAGCGAAAACCGCCAAAGAAGCCAAAGAAATTGCAATTCATAAATGGGCTTGCGATAGGCGCTTCAGCGGTATGCACCAATTTGGGATCAAGGTTCGCCTTCTTAAAGCTGATGAAGAATTTCGTTGGCATTACTTCGCAGTGATCGGAGAAGGATGTTTCAATTCTTAAAGCCGAAACGGGCCTGATGGCCCGTCCACCGGAACTGCCCCACCGGTGCTGATGATGGCAGGGCAACAGCGACAACATGAGCGCCCCCGGTTTATGGGTTCGGGTATTGGGTATCAATCCCCATGTAAAAGGTATGACCGCCCGGAAATTGCTTGTTGGGGCTTTGGCTGTTCTATTTTTGAAGAAAGGATGTGAGCGAATGAACAAGGCCCGCTTGGAATATGAAATGTCTGTTCGGGGTGTCACCCGTGCCAAGCTGTGTGAAGTCCTTGGGATTTCCCGATCCGCCTTTTACCGAAAGTGTAATGGGGGTTCGGAGTTCACCCAAGGCGAGATTCAGAAGATTGTGGATTTTCTGAACCTTGAAACCCCGGTGGGAATTTTTTTTGATGCGAAAGTGTCCTAAAGGACACCACAAGGAGTAAGAACTATGAATGAAGTCAGTTTGAAACCGGTCATTGATGAACTTGAAACCTTGTTTTCAAAGTTCAACAAAGCCTTCTTTGAAGGGAAGCTGGAAAAGCCTGTGATCACCGTTTCCCCGGATCATACCCGTGGGGCCTATGGGTGGTGTACTGGTTGGAAGGCGTGGCAAGACGGCACCAAGGAAGGCGGCTATTACGAAATCAACCTGTGCGCCGAATACCTGAACCGCCCCTTTGAAGAAACCTGTGGAACCTTGCTTCACGAAATGGTTCACCTTCAGAACCTTCAGGACAATGTTCAAGACACTTCCCGTTCTGGTTCCTACCACAACCGGAAGTTCAAGGAAACTGCTGAAGCCCACGGGCTGACCGTGGAGAAAGGCGAAAAGTACGGATGGCACAAAACCGCCCTGAACCCGCAAGCTGAAGCCTTCGTGAAATCCCTTGGCAAATCCGGGTTCTGTCTGGTTCGGCCCCGTACCAATCCGCTGAAGGGTTCCCGGAAGGGGGGGGGATCAAGTTCCCGCAAGTATGTTTGCCCCTGTTGCGGAACCATCATCCGGGCCACCAAGGAAGTTCATGTTCTCTGTGGAGAATGTGAAGTGGCCTTTGAAGAACAAGAGTGATAACCCAATAAAGCTGTTTGAAAGGAGTACGCACAATGACCACCTTTGCAGAGCGTTTGAAGAATGCTATGGAACAGGCCAACATGAGCCAATCCGCCCTGTCTGAACAGGCCGGGGCTTCCAAGGCCGCTATCAGCCAATACCTTTCCGGGAAGAACACCCCCGGCCCTGACCGTATCAAGGCCCTTGCCGATGCCACCGGCGTTTCCTTTGATTACCTGATGGGTTATGGAGCCGCCCCGGTTGCGGAACCGCCCATCAAGAAGATCAGCGTGAAGGAAGCCGCCCGGTGCATGGGAAAATCTGATCAGTTCGTCAGAATTGGCCTTCAGCGTGGCCTTCTTCCCTTCGGGAACGCTGTTCCCGGAACCGGTGCTTGCTGGAATTACTACATCAACCCCACCAAGTTCCGTGATTATGTGGGCGCTGATCAGTTCAATTCCTTCTTCGGCCTTACGGCCTGAAAGGGGAACACCGATGGATAACACCCGTGATGAACTGTTGGATTTGATCAGGAACGCCACCAACATTGATATGATTTGCTTCTTCGCCATTATCTATGTGGTTGCGCCCGATTCCCCCCCCTACACGCCTATCGCCACCCGTGGCGAACTGAAGAAGGCAATTAAGCAGTTGCGGAGCGCCCAGCATAGCCCGGATTGCCCCGCTGAAATGTCTGAAGGCTTTGAAACGGCGATTCAGTACATCCGCCGTGAATGGCTTCACCGATAAGGAGAACCCCCCAATGGATAACGCATTTGGAAAACGGCTGAAAATCTTGCGAAAAGAACATCACATTACCCAAGTTCAGCTTGCAGAACGAATGGATCAAACAGAATCCAATATTCGTAACTATGAACTTGGAAAGGCTTTTCCGAGAATCCCCGGCCTTATGGTTTTGTCTGAAATGTTTGGTGTTTCAACTGATTTTCTTCTTGGCTTATCTGATGTGCGGGATGGAAACAGAATGGGCAAACCTGAAGCCCCTGTTCAAACATCCATTCAAGACTTCAGTACCGATGAACTGTTAGCTGAACTGAAACGGCGGTGGAATGATTATGATTAACCTGTTTCAGCACCAACAACAGGCCCTTGATGAAACCGAGGGGAAGAACCGGGTGGCCTATTACCTTGATATGGGCCTTGGGAAAACCTTTGTTGGTTCCGAAAAAATGATGAAGCTGAACAAGCGGATCAATCTGGTGGTGTGCCAATGTTCAAAAGTTCAAGACTGGATTGAACATTTTCAAGACCACTACACCCGGAATTGTGTGTTCGACCTGACCAACCCCAAAACCTTCAAATGGTTCTTTGAACAGGTTCAGCATGAAGTTCCAACTCTGATGATTGGCGTGATCAACTACGAACTGACTTTCAGGCGGAATGTGCTGAAAACCATGACCGGCTTCACGCTGATGTTGGATGAAAGTTCCCTGATCCAGAACGAGAACGCCAAACGGTCAAAGTTCATTCTTGGGCTGAAACCGGATAATGTGATCCTTCTGTCAGGCACCCCCACGGGCGGCAAGTATGAAAACCTGTGGAGCCAATGCCAACTGTTGGGGTGGAAGATTTCAAAAGAACTGTTCTGGAAGCAGTACATTCAAACGGAATGGGTGGAAACCGATGGATTTTGGCGGCAACAGATTACCGGCTATAAGAATGTTGACCGGCTGAAGATGAAGCTGGCCGAACATGGGGCCGTTTTCATGACTACCGAACAGGCCGGAATCAGCCTTCCAAAACGGAACTGGATCAAGGTCAAAACCCGCCCTTCACCCCTTTATTGGAAGTTCTGGAATGATCGCTATATTGCGATTGACAGCGCCAACCTTGGTGAATTTGAACTGGATGCGGATTTCTACGGTTCCAATGCCCATTGTAAACGGGAATTGATCGGTGATACCAGTTTGACCCGCCGCCTTTACGCCCGTCAGCTTTGCGGCCTATATAACCCGGCCCGTTATGAAGCCTTCCGGGATTTGGTGAACAGCACGGAAGATCGCTTGATTGTGTTCTATAACTTCACGGAAGAAATGGAACGCCTGAAGGGGATTGCCAAGGGCCTGAACCGGCCTGTGTCTGTTCTTTCCGGTGAAGAAAAGAACTTGGATGCTTACCGCTACCAGCACAACAGCATTACCTTCATTCAGTATCAGGCCGGTGCAATGGGCGGCAACTTTCAGCTTGCCAACAAAATCATTTACTTCAGCCTTCCCCAAGGTTCGGAATTGTGGGAGCAATCCCAAAAGCGTATTCACCGCCTTGGGCAAGAACGGCCCTGTTTCTATTACCTGATGATCTGTCCGGGAACGGTTGAAGAAGATATTCTTGGAGCCTTAAAACAGCGCAGAGATTACACGGATGAATTGTTCCGCAAGTATGAAGAAGGTGAAAGGCAATGATTGATTTAACCGGAAAACGCTTTGGAAATCTGTTGGTTCTTTCCAGAGCAGAAAGCCCCAGCAAACAAGCGGCTTGGCTTTGCCGTTGCGATTGCGGCAATGAAACCGTGGTTCTTGGTTGGAACTTACGATCAGGCCACACGATTTCTTGTGGATGCGTTCACAAAACCGCCTTGAAGAACGGCTTGCGTTCTACCCACGGAATGATTCATTCCCGCCTATATGGGATTTGGGAGGATATGAAAAGCCGCTGTTTCAACCCCAATACTCCACAATTCAAGTATTACGGTTCCCGTGGAATTACCGTCTGCCCGGAATGGAAGAACGATTTCCAAGCCTTCCACGATTGGGCTATGTCACATGGGTATTCCGATGAACTGACCATTGATCGGATAGACAATGACAAAGGCTATTCCCCTGATAACTGCCGATGGGCAACCGCTGAAGAACAAAACCGAAATAGAAGGTGTGTCAAATGAACTATTCAGAAAGTATGAGCAAGCGGCAACAGCGCCGCAAAGCCCTTAACCAGCGGTTCAGGCGGATGTTCCTTGTGGCCCTTCTGATGGGCCTTGCAATGGGGTTTATATTTGGGCGCTGTTCTGCTGTCAACAGCAAGGCCCCGGATGCCCCCATTGAACCGGATCAGCTTACCGCCGTGACCCCGGATGTGACCTTGGAGCCGGTGGAAACTCCGCTGGTGGAAGAACCCGCCGAACCTGAACCGGTGCTGTTGGGCAGTTTCAGAATTACCGCCTATTGTTCCTGTGAAAAGTGTTGCGGCGAATGGGCCAAGAACCGGCCCAACGGCATTGTGTATGGTGCCGCGGGTGTGGAACTGAAAGCCGGTGTTTCCTGTGCTTCCCCGCTTCCCTTGGGAACCGTGGTGGAAGTGGAAGGCTTGGGTGAATACATCGTTCAGGATCGCCCCGCCCAATGGGTGATTGACAAATACGGTGAAAACCAGATCGACATTTATTTTGACAACCATGAAGCCGCTTCCGCCTTCGGCCTGAAGCAGTTGAATGTTTATCTGAAAGGAGAACCCGAAAAATGATCAAATGTGAAAATGCTTGCCCCCGTGGAAAATTTGATGGGTGTTGCCACAAATGCCCGGATTTCCACACTTGTCCTGATTCCTGTCAGGAAAACCCGAACGCCTGTGGTTCGGCCACCTTCGATGAAGAAACGGCCCTTCAGGAGTTCAAGAACACCCAGCTTGCCACCCTGAACGCCATTGCTTCCCTGACCGCCCACAAGAAGGCCATTGAGGATCAGGAAAAGGAAATGAAGGCCAAGCTGTATGAAGCAATGGTGAAGTTCGGCGTGGATAAGTTTGAATCCGATGTTCTGAACCTTACCCTTGTGAAGCCCACCAATGCCACCAGCATTGATTCCGCAAAGCTGAAGAAGAAATACCCGGACATTGCTTCCGAGTGTTCTAAGACCACCGCCAAGGCCGGTTATGTGAAGATCACCCTGAAGGGCGGAAACTGATATGGAAATCAAAGACCGTATCAGGATTAAGCGTCATGAAAAAGGCTTGACCCAAAAACAACTTGGGGAATTGTCCGGGATTCATGAAGTTCAAATCCGAAAATATGAACGGGGTGAAGTGCTTCCCAAGTTGGAAAATATCAAGAAGATTGCCAATGGGCTTTCAATTCGGCCTATTGATCTTCTTGGTGATGATTGGTTCGTTGTGAAAGGAAGTGAAGCGGATGGAAAAACAGACTGATATTTGCGCCACCTGTGTTCACGATGAACCCGGTTATTGTTCCGTCATTGGCACCATTCCCCATTGCTGTTCCCGCCATTGGCATTGTGAGCCGGGAAAAGCCGCAAAGGACTATGTTCCCAAACAGGAAGAAGGTGAAGCTGATGGCAAGGGATGAAGTGTGGGATGCCCTGAAAAATCATGCCAAACAGGTTCATTCAGAACGGGTTGCAAAGAACCCCGACCGGATCGCCTATGCCATTCAGCAGTTTGAAGCCCACGGCATTGAATACCAACTGAAGAATGAGCAAACCGGACATTTCCATTGTTGGCGGAAGTCTGATGATAAACTGTTCCAATTCTACGCTGGAACGGGTAAAATTCAGGGCTTCACCCAAGTCAGAGGTATTCACAGCCTGATTCAGATGTTGGAGGGGTGAGCCGATGGCCGGTGAAAAAAACTTTGAAAATCGCCTGAAGGAATGGCTGGAAGCTGAAGGGATATATCCCTTGGGTGAACCTGTTGACCGCATGAGCGCCCCGCCCTGTGGCTTCTATGAAAAGCGTTGGGGTGGAAGCCGGTATGTGAAAAGCGGCCTTCCCGATATGCGGATCACCGTGAAGGGCATTGCCCTTGAAGTGGAGCTGAAGGCCACCGATGGAACCCCATCTGTGCTTCAGAAGCGTAACTTGGCCCAAATCAACGGTTCACAGGGGTTCGGGTTCATCCTTTACCCGGAAGGCTTTGAAGCCTTCAAGACTATTGTGAAAGGGGTGAAACAATGCGAGTTTCCCACAGCCGGGTTGAAGTCTTTGATAGATGCCCATACAAATACCGCTTGCGATATGTGGAAGGGATAGATACGATCCCAAACACGGACGCAGACAACGCCCTGATCCTTGGCACCGCCCTTCACACCGGCATTGAAGAAGGGGTTGAACAAGCCCTTGACTTCTACAAGAACAGCTTCCCGGTTCTGACGGATGATCACATTCATGAAATGATGAAGCTGGAAGCAATGATCCCCAAGGCAAAGGCCATGTTGCCGCCCGGTGGTTCCTTTGAATTGCCCATTGGGAACGGCGATTTCATCGGCTTTATGGATTACCTGTGGCCCTGTGGTTGGGATTCCAGAACCAATGAAACCTTGTTTGATCTGTACGATTTCAAGTATTCCAACAACGCCAAGAACTACGCCGTTTCCGGTCAGCTTCACGAATACAAGTATTGGTATGAACTGACCCATCCCGGCCACCGGATCAGAAATATGTATTTCCTGATTGTTCCCAAGCCCAAGATCAGGCAGAAAAGCACCGAAACCCTTTCCCAATTCCGTGACCGCTTGCAAGCGGCCTTGAAAGATGCTGAACCAACGCTGATGCCGGTTCAGTACAACCCCATGAAGATTGTGGACTTCCTGACCGATGTGAAGCACATGGTTGAAGCCACAGACTTTCCCAAGAACCCAAACCATTTTTGTGGATGGTGTGAGTATGAAGAATATTGTCAGAAAGGATGGGATTATATGTTACTTCCCAAGAATGAACGCCGCGATCTGAACGCCACCAAGAAGAAGGTTGTGTGGCTTTACGGCGCACCCTTCAGCGGCAAAACCTTCTTTGCCAATCAGTTCCCCGATCCCCTGATGTTGAACACGGATGGCAACATCAAGTTTGTGGATGCCCCTTATATCGCCATTCGTGACACCGTTACGGTGGAAGGCCGTATCACCAAGCGCAAGTTGGCCTATGAAGTGTTCATGGATGCCGTGGCCGAACTGGAAAAGAAACAGAACGATTTCCGAACCATCGTGGTTGACCTTCTGGAAGATGTTTATGAATCGTGCCGGGTTTACATCTGTGATCGTCAGGGCTGGAAGCATGAATCTGATGATTCCTTCCGTGCGTGGGATATGGTCAGAAGTGAGTTCCTGAACACCCTGAAGCGGCTTGTGAATCTGGACTATGAAAACATCATCCTGATCAGCCATGAGGACAGAAGCCGCGACCTGACCCGCAAGGGCGGCGATAAGATCAGTTCCATCAAGCCGAACCTTCAGGATAAGGTGGCAAACAAGGTGGCCGGTATGGTTGATCTGGTGGCCCGTATCGTGGCGGACGATGATGAACGGGTGCTGTCTTTCAAGACTTCTGAAGTGATCTTCGGCGGTGGCCGTTTGACTGTCCGTGATAAGGAAATCCCGCTGACCTATGACGCTTTCTGTGAAGTCTACGAGGAAGCCAACCAGAAGGCCGCAGGAGCCGTGAAGCGTGGCGGCAATGCCCCGGCTACCCCCGCACCTGAAACCACCGACACGCCCACCACAGCGCCCAGCAGAAGGGGCAGAAAGGCCAAGACTGAAACCCCGCCCCCCGGCTGATAACTATGATCCGGCTGAAGATGCGGCAAAGGCGGCTTGTGGTGATCCTGATGGAACTTGGACACCGGGCGGCGGTGAAAAGGATGATTCTGTTCCTGTTGATGAACCGGCCACCGGTGACACCCCGCCTTGGAACGATCTTCCCAAATGCCCGGACGGTGAACGCATTTTCAGACAGCACGATCAGAACTCGGAAATCCCCCTTTGCCCGTCCATTGACGCTGGCCACCGTTGCCACAAGGAAGGTGGCCCCGATGGTTGCCCCCTGTGGGATCGCCCCAAGGCACAGGCAGAGGAACCCGCACCCAAGACGGATGCTAACCCGCCCCGCCGTACCCGGAAGAAGCGTGAAGAATAATGGCTGATGTGCTGATGATTGCCGGGAAGCCTGAAACCATCTTCAAGGCCCGTGATTTTGAATATCTGGTTGAAAAGCACATGGGCTATGAAGCGGCCAAGTATTTCCGGGAATACGCTGAAAAGGCTGATGAAGAAGTCAGATCGGCCAAGGCCGGTGAGAACACAGACCTTGCTTCCTATGAAGCTGACCTTGAAAGCAATCACAGAGCCTTTCAGGACATTCAGACGGAAGCCGCAGTTATCACGGGTGTTCTTCAAGAAAAACGGATAAACCGTGAGAAGATCGCCCATGCAGTCAGGGAAATTGGAAAAATTCTTTCCAACCAAATATAAAAACAACATTTTTGGAGGTAAAAAACTATGGCTATTGATTTTGACAAGATTGATCGTTCTGTTGATCTGAAGGGCCTTCAGGCTGATGTGGAGGATGCCAAGAAGAACGGCGGCGGTGATTTCCCCACCATTCCCGCTGGCAAGTATGAAGTGAAGCTGGAAAGCATGGAGATCAAAGGCACCAAGGCCGATCCCAACCGCCCCATGCTGGCCGTGTCCTTCAAAATCCTGTCCGGTGAGTTCAAGAACCAGCGCCTTTTCATGAACCGTGTCCTTTACGGCACCAAGAATGACAAGAACATGATCGCTTCTGCTATGGGCTTCCTTGAAAAGCTGGATTCCGGTGTTCCTATCAGCTTCACCAGCTACAAGCAGTTTGCCCAGCTTGTTCTTGATGTGGCGGAAGCTATTGATGGAACCTTGGAATATGCGGTGGACTATGATGATTCCCGCTTCAATTCCATCACTGTTGAGGAGGTTTTTGAGGTTGAAAACTGACCGCAGATTTTTTATAATCAAATCGAGCACAAATAGTGCTTGATGCGGTTTTGAACCTTAACTTTCAAGCACAACCTGTGGGGCTTCGGCCCCACAATGGCCCCAAGTGAAAGCCTTCCCGTGGCGGGGCTGATAAGGCGGAAACGCTGACAGATTTCACAAAAGCTGAAAGGATGTGAGTTGATGATCTTCTATGATTTTGAGGTTTTCCGGTATGACTGGCTGGTTGTCCTGATCGACCTGAACGCCCGAAAAGAAACCGTGATTATCAACGATCCCGACAAGCTGAAACGCTTCTATGAGGAACACAAGGGTGTGATTTGGGCCGGTTACAATTCCCGGAACTATGATCAGTACATTCTGAAGGCCATTTTGTGTGGGTTTGATCCAAAGCCTGTGAATGATTGGATCATTGCAGAGGCTAAACCCGGTTACAGATATTCAAGCCTGTTCAGGGAATACCCGCTGATCAATTATGATGTGATGCCGAACCCGCCAATCAGCCTGAAGGCGCTGGAAGCGTTCATGGGCCATTCCATAAAAGAAACTTCTGTTCCCTTCGACATTGACCGGCCTTTGACTGAAGCAGAGTTGGCCGAAACGGTCAAATATTGCCGCCATGATGTGGAACAGACGGTGGAAGTGTGGTTGCGGCGGAAGGAAGATGAATTTGATGCCCAAATGTCACTTGTGAAGGCGTTCCACCTTCCCATTTCTGACATTGGCCGCACCAAAGCACAGCTTTCCGCCAAAATCCTTGGGGCCGTTCAAAGGGAACACAATGATGAATTTGAAATTGAGTTCCCGCCCAGCTTGCGGATCGAAAAATACACGGAGGTTTTGAATTGGTACAAGAACCCCTTGAACCGTGATTATTCCAAAACCCTTGAACTGGATGTGGCCGGGGTTCCCCATGTGTTCGCTTGGGGTGGCCTTCACGGGGCTATTCCCAAATATCACGGGGAAGGTTGGTTTGTCAATGTGGATGTGGCTTCCTATTACCCGTCTTTGATGCTGGTTTATAAGTGGCTTTCCCGTAATGTTCACGATCCTTCCAAGTATGCGGAAATCTATCACACCCGCCTGAAGCTGAAGGCGGAGAAGAACCCCATGCAACAGCCTTACAAGATTGTTCTGAACAGCACCTATGGCGCTATGAAGGATAAGCACAATGCCATGTATGACCCCCGGCAAGCCAACAATGTTTGTGTGGGCGGTCAGCTTCTTCTTCTGGATTTGATTGAACGGCTGGAAGATCATTGTGAAATCATCCAGAGCAACACGGATGGTATTTTGGTCAAACTTCGCCGGTATGAAGATTTTGAAATGCTGGACGATCTGTGTTGGGAGTGGGAGCAAAGAACCGGGATGCGCCTTGAATTTGATGAATTTCAAAAGGTGTATCAGAAGGATGTGAACAATTACATCATTATTCCTTCCGGGCCGCTTCGTGATGAAAAAGGGAAACCCCGCTGGAAGTGCAAGGGTGCTTATGTCAAAAAGCTGTCTGATCTGGATTATGACCTTCCCATTGTCAACCGGGCCATTGTGAACTATTTCCTTCAGGGGATCAGCCCGGAAACAACCATCATGGAATGTTCCAATCTTCGAGATTTTCAGAAGGTTGTGAAGGTGTCCAGCAAGTACAAATATGCCCTTTATTCCCCGGTGATTACGGAAGCCAAGATCAGGGATGAAAAAGGCCGTTCCAAGAAAATCACCCGCTTCAGCGGCGGTGAGGTTCAGACGGATAAAACCTTCCGGGTGTTCGCTTCCAAGGATCAGAGCAAGGGCGGAATCTTCAAGGTTTCCGGGAAAATCGTCAAGGGCCGGGAAAAGAACCCTGAAAAGTTCGGCAACACCCCGGATCATTGTTTCTTCATCAATGATGATGTGACCAACCTTCCTATCCCGGATGAACTGGACAAGCAATATTACATTGATGTTGCTTGGGATCGGTTGAAAGATTTCGGGGTGGAACGATGAACAATAAAACCTTTCAGGGGGGGGGAGCGTTGAAGCATGGAACTGTTTAGGGGCTATGTGCCTACCAGAAATAAACAATGCCTTGAAAAATTCAAAGGCGTTGAAAAACTGAAAACCCGTTCAGAAGTCCAAGACCTTGATGAATACGCCGGTATTCTTGGGGAAGAAACCATCCTGATTGATGTGGATGATGCGGAAACATCTGAACTTTTGTTCAGAATTGTTCAGGATTTAGAACTGAAGTGCAGAGTGTACGCCACCACACGGGGAAAACACTTCTTGTTCAAGAACTGTGGTGTTAAAAAAAGCTGGACGAAATGCACCTTGGCCGTGGGTATCACCACGGATGGAAAGGTTGGAGCCAATAACAGCTATGAAATCTTGAAGTCCGGTGGCGTGGAACGGCCCATTCTGTATGACTTCCCTGAAGGGGAGATTCAGGAACTTCCCAAGTGGCTGACCCCAGTAAAAAGCAACTATGATTTCCCGAACCTTGGGGAAGGTGATGGGCGGAACCAAACCCTGTTCAACTACATTCTGACCCTTCAGAGTGACGATTTCACCAAGGAAGAAGCCCGTGAATGTATCAGGCTGATTAACCGTTATGTGCTGAAGAAGCCCCTTTCCGACAAGGAACTTGATGTGATCCTTCGGGATGATGCCTTCAAGAAAACATCCTTCTTCCGGGATAAAACCTTCCTGTTTGATAAGTTCGCTACCTACCTGAAGAACAACAACCATATTGTGAAGATCAATAACCAGCTTCACATTTACAAGGATGGTATCTATGTTTCCGGTGCCGGTGAGATTGAAGGGGCCATGATCAAGCTGATCAGCAACCTGAAACGGGCATGGCGTTCGGAAGTCCTGTCCTATCTGGAAATCATGATTGAAGAAAACACCAAGGCTACCAACCCGAATATCATTGCTTTCAGCAACGGCCTTTACAATATCCGGGATGGTTCCTTCAAAGAGTTCACCCCGGATGTGGTCATTACAAATAAAATCCCGTGGCCGTACAACCCCGCCGCCCATGATGATCTGTTGGATCATACCCTGAACCGGCTGGCCTGTGATGATCCTGAAGTCCGGGCCTTGCTGGAAGAAATGGTGGGCTATTGTATGTACCGCCGCAATGAACTTGGCAAAGCCTTCATCCTGATTGGCGATAAGAGCAACGGCAAATCCACCTTTCTTCATGTGGTGAAGAACCTTCTTGGGGATCAGAACATTGCTTCCCTTGACCTGAAGGAATTGGGCGATAGGTTCAAAACCGCTGAACTGTTCGGCAAGCTGGCGAACATCGGTGATGATATTGGTGATGAATTTATTGCCAATGCTTCCGTGTTCAAGAAGCTGGTCACGGGTGATCGGGTGAATGTGGAGCGCAAAGGCCAAGATCCATTTGAGTTCAACAATTATTCCAAGTTCCTGTTCAGCGCCAACAATATTCCCCGTATCAAGGACAAAACCGGAGCCGTTCAGCGGCGTTTGGTGATCGTTCCCTTCGATGCCAAGTTCACCCCCAATGATGCAGACTTCCGCCCATTCATCAAGGATGAACTGTGTGAACAGGGTTCAATGGAATATCTGGCCTTGCTTGGCCTTCAGGGGTTGAAGCGGGTTCTTGGGAACGCACAGTTCACCACTTCCAGCAGAGTTCAGGGGCAGTTGGACGAATACGAGGAAAACAACAATCCCATTATTGGGTTCATCAAAGAAATTGGGCTGGATTGCATTGTGAATGAGCCTACCAAGACGGTTTACCGGAAGTATAAGGAATATTGCATTGCAAACAACTTCCAAGCCCTTTCCAACATCGAGTTTTCCAGACAGATCACCAAGCGTTGTGGGTTGGTGATTGTGGATAAGTGGATCAGCCGCCTTGGGAAATGCCGGGTGTTTGTAGAAGAAAGTGAGGAATAACCAATGGATACTAAAATTGAACTGTACCATGATAATTTTCAAAATTTCAAAAGGTACAATATTCCCAAAGCCCAACTTGTCATTGCTGATATTCCCTATAATATCGGGGTTGATGCTTACGCAAGTAATCCTATGTGGTATCAGGGCGGCGACAACAAGAACGGGGAAAGTAAGTTGGCAAAATCCAGCTTCTTTCATACGGATGGCACCTTCAAGATTGCGGAATATATGCACTTCTGCAACCGCCTTCTTCGGAAGGAACCAAAGGAGAAAGGACAGGCCCCGGCTATGATTGTGTTCTGTGCCTTTGAGCAGATGCAAACCGTCATTGACTACGGGAAGAAATATGGGTTTGAAAAGTCTTACCCGCTGTTCTTTACAAAGAACTATTCCGCCCAAGTTCTGAAGGCCAACATGAAGATTGTTGGTGCCACAGAATTTGCGGTGGTGCTGTATCGGGATAAACTTCCCAAGTTCCGAAACATTGGCCCTGACGGAAACAAGCACATGGTTTTCAACTGGTTCACTTGGGAACGGGACAACCGGAAGGAGTATCCCAAAATCCACCCCACCCAAAAGCCGGTTGGTGTGCTGAAGCGGTTGATTGAAGTGTTTACCGATCCGGGGGATGTGGTTATTGATCCTGTTGCCGGAAGCGGAACAACCCTTCGTGCCGCTTATGAATTAGGCCGAAACGCCTATGGGTTTGAAGTGGATAAAAACTTCTACATAGCCGCCAAGGAAAAAATGATTCCGAACAGAAAGGATGATTTCAATGTTACCTAAAACCAAAACGGAACGCCATGCCGATATTTGCAAGGAAATCAATGCCTTGTATGCCATGAAAAATCATGACTATGGCGATAGCTTTCACCAGACCTTCACGGAAGAAGGAATGGCAATGCCCCGGATCAGGCTTGGGGATAAGCTGGCCCGGTTCAAGAGCCTGACCAAATCCGGGGTTCAGGAAGTCAAGGATGAATCTATCCGTGATACCCTGATTGACCTTGCCAATTACGCCATTATGACCGTTCTTGAATTGGACGATCAGAAAGCGGAGGAACACGCCGATGAACGCTAACCGTTATATGCGGGATTCCTTGCGAACCGCTGACCGTTCCAACATGGATCGGCTGAAGCTGGAATGTGCCTTGGGCCTTTGCGGTGAAGCCGGTGAAGTGGCCGAACAGGTGAAGAAGCATTTCTTCCACGGCCATGAACTGGATAAGCGCCACATGATTGAAGAACTTGGTGATGTGGCTTGGTATTTGGCCGTTCTGTGTGATGCTATTGGTTCTGACCTTGATACGGTCATGGAAGAAAACTTGAAAAAGCTGGAACAGCGTTACCCTGAAGGGTTCGATCCTTACCGGTCACAGCACCGGAATGAATTGGGAGGTTGAAGAAAATGAAAATTATCAAGCCTGATGTGCAGTTCATCACCCCGATTGATGGGGCCACTATTCTGAAGCGGCTGGAACAATGTGGCCGTGTCTGCTACAAGTCCGAGGACAAAATCACGGAAGGTTCCGCTGAAAAGTTCGTTGCCGGGATCATCAAGCGTGGGCATGAAGCGGTTCTGGAACATTGTTCCTTCACGGTGAAGTTCATTTGTGATCGTGGGGTTTCTCATGAGATCGTCCGCCACCGGATGGCTTCTTACTGTCAGGAATCCACCCGGTATTGCAACTACGGCAAGGGCAAGTTCGGTGAGGAAATCACGGTGATTGAACCTTGCTTCTGGCCTGAAGGTTCTGATTTGTATTGGGCATGGAAAAACGCTTGTCTGATCTCTGAACAATGCTATTTTTCTTTGTTGAAATCAGGAGCCACCCCGCAAGAAGCCCGTTCCGTTCTGCCCAACAGCCTGAAAACGGAAGTGGTCATGACGGCCAACATTCGTGAATGGCGGCATTTCCTGAAGTTGCGCTGTTCACCCGCCGCACACCCGCAGATGCGGGAAGTGGCCCTGATCCTGTTGGACAAGGTTCACGCCCTGATTCCGGTTTGCTTCGATGATATTTGGAGTGAATACCATGCCGATGTTTAAGAAGTCCGGTGGTAAAATTTTCGCCGTTCAGTTCAACAAAGCTGAAGAACGGGCCTTGGATCAGGAAATCAAGAAACAGATTGTGGAAAATGATCGGGCCTTTGACATGGACAAAGAATCATCCATCCTGTGGATGCTTCACACCCAATTTGGCTTTGGCCCAAAGCGCCTGAAGCTGGCGTGGAAGCTGTTCTATGCCGAAACCTTGAAGCTACGGGAACATTACCTGATGGAACAAGCCGATGATGGGTGGTTGGCCCGTAAAAAGCTGAAGGACATTGGGTGTGACATTGAAGAATGGTACAGAGAAGAAGGAGGGAAAACCGATGCCTAAACCTTGGGAAAATGCTGAAGGGTATCATGATCTGACAGCCTACCACGGCACAAAGAACATCATTCGTGACGAGGATGAACAGCAGAAGCGGGTGAACACCCTGATCTTCGTCCTGAAGTACATCACCCGTTTGGCGGGGTTTGAACTTCTGAACCGCATTGAAATCAAAGACCGTAAGACCGGGAGGGAATACCGATGAAAAAAGAAGTTTTGGTTCATGGGGCCATGAAATACCGCTGTGATAAATGCGGACGGTCATGGTGGATGTTCTTGGAAAAGGGCATTGAAGAATTTAGTAAGAATCACAAGCCTTCGCCATTTTGTATCATGTGCCGTTGTGGTGGAACGGCTATGGATGTTTCTGGAATTGTCAAAATCCCCGATGGTGGCTATAAACCCCTTCCCGCTGGTGAAGGATATTTCGCCAATAAAAAGGATTCTGATTGTGGGGTTCCGGTTCTTCCCGTCTTTCTTCAGTAGGGGTTGGAACAGCGGCCTTCAATATATATGGAATGATGTTGAAGGCCCTGAAACCCTTGCAATACCTTGATTTTATGTGAAATCCTTCAACATTCAACATTCAACAGATTACTTCAATTATTTAGAAGAAAAAATATATAGTATATGAAGAATGTAATAATAGTGAAGAAGGCGTTTCTGATCTTGAATGTTGAAGGATTTTCCGAAAGCCCTTGAAATACCGGCGTTTGATGCCCTTCAACATTTATTCCAGAAAGGATGTGTTACATAGTGAATGACAAAGACCTTTCCCAACAGGCTAAAGAATACTTTGCCCAAATCAGGAAAACGGATCGTTTAATCCATCGGCTTGATAGCACCATTGCAACCTTGCGTTCCAGCTTGACTTCTACCGGAAGCCAACTGAAACAGGACAAGGTTCAGACTTCAGGCCCCAAGAATACCCTTGAAGAAACCATCACCAAGATTATTGATCTTGAAGCCAAGATCAATGCCCGGATTGATGAACTTGTGAGCATGAAACAGGAAGCGTTCACCATGATCAACCGGATTCCTGACCTTGATCAGCAAAATATTCTGATCGGGCGCTATATTCAGTTGAAAAAATGGGAAGATATTTCTGAAGAACTGAATTATTCTATGCAATGGGTTTTTGAACTTCACGGAAAGGGTTTACTTGCTTTTGCCAAGGCAAACAGCGACTTTCTAAACAACCGAGAAAACCAGAGTACCACCGGTTCCAAACAGAGTAAAGAATCGGTAGAATAGTAAATAAGAAATTGCGCCTACGGGAAACCGGGGCGCTTTTTCTATGCCTGATGAAAGGGGTGAATACCTGTGACACCGAGACAGCGGAAGTTCTGTGATGAATACCTGATCAGCGGCAATGCTACGGATGCGGCAATCAAGGCGGGGTATTCGCCCAAGACCGCAAAGCAGACGGGTTCTGAAAACCTTGCAAAACCTGACTTGAAAGCGTACATCGAAACCGAACTTGAAAAACTTCATTCGGCCAAGATCGCTGATGCTGAAGAAGTCATGAAATACCTGACTTCGGTGATGCGGGGTGAACATACTGAAGAAATCCCGATCCTGTGCGGTGACGGTTGCCAAGAGTTGACGCAGAAAGAGGTTGGAGCCAAGGAAAGGCTGAAGGCCGCTGAACTGATCGGCAAGCGTTATGGTATGTTCACGGACAAGGTAGGTGTGGAAGGGGCCGTTCCGGTGATTATCACGGGGGATGATCAACTTGAAGATTAGCCCACAGGCCAAGCGGGTTCACCTTCCTGAAGTGGTTGGCAAGGGTTACGGAACCTTCTGGAACTTCAAAGGCCGTTACCGGGTGTGTAAGGGAAGCCGTGCTTCCAAGAAATCCAAAACAACGGCCCTGAACATCATCAAACGGATGATGCAATACCCGGAAGCCAATACCCTTGTGGTTCGTAAGGTGTTCAGAACCTTGAAAGATTCCTGTTTCACCGAACTGAAATGGGCAATCAACCGCCTTGGGGTTTCAGCCTATTGGGAAATCAAGGAAAGCCCCCTTGAAATGACCTACCTTCCCACCGGTCAGAAGATTTACTTCCGGGGCCTTGATGATCCCCTGAAGGTCACTTCAATTACGGTTGAAATAGGGTTTCTGTGCTGGTGCTGGATTGAAGAAGCATACGAAATCATGAATGAAGCTGATTTTGATATGCTGGATGAATCCATCCGTGGTGCTATCCCGGAAGAAACCGGCCTGTTCAAGCAAATCACGCTGACATTCAACCCGTGGAACGAAAAGCATTGGATCAGGAAACGCTTCTTCGGGGAGATCACCGGCAAGGATGCCCAAGGAAACCCCACATACAAGTTCCATGATAGCTGGATCAGCCCGGATGGGCAGATTTACGCCACAACCACCAATTACCTGTGTAATGAATGGCTGGACACGGCGGATTTGAAGGTGTTCAACACCATGAAGGAAAACAACCCCCGCCGTTACAAGGTGGCTGGCCTTGGGGGTTGGGGCATTGTGGATGGCCTGATTTTCGATAATTGGCGGGAAGAAGCCTTTGATTATCTGGCTATTTCCAAGAAGCCTGATGTGAAAAGCGCCTTCGGCCTTGACTTCGGTTATACCAACGATCCCACGGCCCTGTTCTGTGGGCTGGTGAGTGAGAAGGAAAGAACCATTTGGGTTTTTGATGAACTGTATGAAAAGGCCCTGACGAACCGGGCAATCTGTGACCGGATCACCGGCATGGGCTACGGTAAGGAACGGATCAAGGCCGATTGTGCAGAACCCAAGAGCATTGATGAATTGCGGGATGCTGGCCTTCATCGTATCAGAGCCGCCCGGAAGGGCAAGGACAGCGTGAACAACGGAATCCAGTACATTCAGGGTTACACCATCATTGTTCATCCCCGATGCGTGAACTTCATCACAGAGATTTCAAATTACACATGGTCAGAAGATAAGTTCGGGGCCAAGATCAATGTTCCCATTGATGATTTCAACCACCTTATGGACGCTATGCGTTACGGGCTGGAAGATATGTTGGTTGGCCCCGCCTTCAGTTTCGACTAATAACATGATAGTAACAAAACACACGAAAAACACACGGTTTCCGTGTGTTTGCATTTATTAAGCAATGAAGAAAGGCGGTAAGTGAATATGTTTCTGGATAACGCTATGGAGCGTATCAACCGCCTGATCCTTCAGGGTGGGCGAACCGGCATGACTGAAAATCAGTTCTTCGCCGCTGAAATCAAGGAATGGAAGAATAGTCAGCGCCGCAAGGATCAGGTTATGGGTGATCTGTACTATGAAGGACAGCATGACATTCTTCAGCGTCAGCGCACAATCATTGGTGAAAACGGTCAACTTCAGGTGGTGACGAACCTTCCGAACAACCGCCTGATTGATAACCAATATGCCCTGATGGTGGATCAGAAAACCAACTACCTTGTGGGCAAGCCCTTCACCCTGAACTGTCAGGATAAGGGTTACACGGATGCTTTGGGCAAGGTTTTCAACAAACGGTTTTACCGGCTTCTGAAATATGTCTGTGAAGATGCCCTGAACGGTGGCCTTGGCTGGCTTTATCCTTACTACAATGAAGCTGGTGAATTGTCCTTCAAACATTTCCCGGCCTATGACATTCTTCCTTTTTGGGCTGACGATGATCACACCATCCTTGATTGTGCGATTCGTTACTACACCCAAGAAGTGTGGAACGGCTACCAAAAGGAAAAGGTGGAGAAGGTGGAAATCTTCAAAGCCGATGGCATTTACCGGTATATCTATCAAAATGATATGCTGATTGCCGATGTGGAAGCCGGTGAACACGAAAACTATTTCATGGTTGAGGAAGAAGGCCAAGAACCCAAGGGGTTCAACTGGACAAGGATTCCGCTGGTTCCCTTCAAGTATAACAAACAGGAAATCCCCCTGATCCGCCGTGTGAAAACTCTTCAGGACGGAATCAACACCATGATTTCCGACTTTGAAAACAATATGCAAGAGGACGCACGGAACACCATTCTGGTTCTGAAGAACTATGACGGTGAAAACCTTGGTGAGTTCCGCCACAACCTTTCCACCTATGGAGCCGTGAAGGTTCGTGAGGATGGCGGGGTTGAAACCCTTCAGGTTGAAATCAATGCAGAGAACTACAAGGGCATTTTGGAACTTCTGAAGAAGTCCTTGATTGAAAATGCCCGTGGTTACGATGCCAAGGATGATCGTTTGAGTGGCAACCCCAATCAAATGAACATTCAATCCATGTATTCTGACATTGACCTTGACGCAAACGGCATGGAAACCGAGTTCCAAGCGGCCTTTGAAGAACTGTTGTGGTTCATCAATCAGGATTTCAGCAACAGGGGCTTGGGCGATTATGAAGGCGCTGAACTTCAGATCGTGTTCAACCGTGACATTCTAATCAATGAAACGGAATCCATTGAAAACTGTTCCAAGTCCGTTGGTATTCTGTCCACGGAAACCATTGTGGAACAGCACCCGTGGGTTACGGATGTTGAAGTGGAGCTGGCCCGGTTGCGTAAGGAAAAGGATGAAGCAATGGAACAGGCACAGGAATACGCCGGGGCCTTCCAGACCGGCAACCAGAACAAAGGTGACAATGGCGAGGGTGAATAACCCCCGCCGTTTCACAATATATGCCGGGGCAGACCTTGAGTGTGGCGGGGTGCTATTACTCCTACCCGCCAAAGGGTGAAATTCCCTTCCCCGGCCCATCATGGCCCGTTAGTCAAGTGGTTAAGACACCGCCCTTTCACGGCGGTAACGCCGGTTCGATCCCGGCACGGGCTACCATGCTTCCCTGTTGGACTTGGCTGAAAATGCTTGCGGGGCCTTCAGCCCTGATGGGGAAGTCTTATTTGCTGAAGTGGATGGAATAGGCAGACACGGCGGATTCAAAATCCGTTGCCGCAAGGCGTGTGGGTTCAAATCCCACCTTCAGCACCATTTTTCAGGATTGGAGGAACGGCCCATGAGAAATGCGGATTATTGGCGTGGGCGGTTTTCCATCTTGGAGGACAGCGCCCACAGAGAAGCCAAAAAGACCATTCAGGACATGGAAGAACTGTATCTGGATGCACAGCGTTCCGTTCAGAAGGAAATTGAAAGCTGGTATGCCCGTTTTGCGGTGAACAACCAAATCAGCCTGACCGATGCCCGGAAATGGCTGACCGCTGGACAGCTTGAAGAATTTCATTGGAGCGTTGAACAGTATATCAAGATCGGTGAACAGGCCGGGTTGGATGCGGCATGGCTGAAGAAGCTGGAAAATGCGTCCGCCCGGTTCCACATTTCCCGCCTTGAAGCTGTTCAGACAGGTATTCAACAACAGCTTGAATTGCTATATGGCAATCAGGTTGATAGTCTGGATGCCCTATTGAAGAAGGTTGTGGGCAATGGCTACACCCACACGGCTTTTGAGGTTCAGAAGGGTGTGGGCCTTGGCTGGGATATTACCGGGCTGGATCAGAAGAAACTTGAAACATTGCTTTCAAAGCCTTGGACAACGGACGGGCGAACCTTCCGGGATCGCTGTTGGTTGAACAAGAATGATCTGGTGGGTTCGGTTAGCAAGAGCCTGACGCAAGGGCTTCTTCGGGGTGATTCCCCGGCCAAGATCACCACGGCCATTCAGAAGCAGTTCGGGGTTCATCGGTATAAGGCGGGGCGGTTGGTCAACACAGAAACCACCTATTTCAACGCCGTTGCCACAAAGGAATGTTACAAGGATTTGGATGTTGAAATGGTGGAAATCATTGAAACGCTGGATTCCCATACCTGTTCCATTTGTGGTGGGCTTGATGGTACGGTGATCCCCATTTCCCAATATGAACCCGGCGTGACCGTGCCGCCCTTCCACCCCAACTGTCGAGGAACTACGGCCCCGGCCATTGATCCCAAGTATGCCGGTGAAAGAGCCGCCCGGAACGCTGATGGGGATGTGTACTATGTTCCCGCCAACATGAAATATGCTGATTGGGTTCAGACCTTCGTGAACGGTGGTTCCAAGGCTGGCTTGACCGTTGCAACCGGGGCCGGTGTTGTCAAAACGCTTCGTGACTACAACACCGAGTTTGGAAAAAAGTTTGGCAAAGACCATTATGATCAGATTCGTGACCGTGTGGACGCTTGCCAAAGCCCTGACCTTCAGGCCGCTTGGGATAAGTATGAAAACCAAATCAAGGTTGCAAAAGCTGACCATCAAGGCGGTGCATATTGCCAAGGCAAAAATATCTATGTGAATATTGATGCCGATTCTAAAGGCCGTTCTTGGAGCGCCCCTTATGCAACCACCTTCCATGAAAGCGGCCATGCCATTGATGGGCTTGCGGCACAGCTTGGAACCCCGAATGGGCAATGGCATTTTTCTTCTACTTACAAGGGCGGGGCTTTTCCACAAACCATCAAGGATGAAGTGAATGATTGGGTGGATCGGGTTCTTGCTGACATGAAGGCCCATAAAGATGATTTCCCGTATTGGGTACAAAAAGGCTGGATGTCGCAAACTACCGCTGATTATTACATCAAGTATGGTGGGTTCAAGGTAAAAAAATCTTATGCCTATGCCGCCGTTCAAGCGGAAGTGAAGGCATTGACCCCATTGCAGTACGGTGATCTTTCTGATATATTGGAAGGGGCCACCCGTGGAAAAATCCGCTGTGGCATTGGTCATGGTGGTGGTTCCTACTGGACAACCCGAACTTACAACGGGATTGATTGGGGCCTTGGAACTGAAGCCTTTGCGGAAATGACTTCCGCAACCATGACTTCCCCGGAAAGTTTGGCAACAATCAAGAAATATCTTCCCAAGTCCTATGCCATGTATGAAGATATGTTGAAGGTGATTGCAAATCAGCCGTGAAAGGGGTGTTGAAAATGGCTGAACTGATTGAACAGTATCTTGAACAATTTCATGAAAACTTCCCCCTGTTCGCCCTGATGGGTGTCGAGGAAGCGGAAGTGGAAGCCATTATTCAGGATTGTTTGGATAAGGGAACCCCTTACCGGCCACCTGAACTGGATGAAAAATCCCTATATTGATGATCTGACCACCCCGGCCTTCTGGCCGGTGGTGGTTTTTTCATACCATTTTCGCCGTTTCCCGGTGGTGGGCGGTAAACAGAACCGGAAAAATCGTGGTTCCTAACCCACGGTAAAAAAGGATTTTGGAGGTAACAACAATGACTAAAGAAAAGCTGTTGGAATGGGGCCTGACTGAAGAACAGGCCACAAAGGTTATGGAGGGCTTGAACGGTTCCTTCGTCACCAAGGCCCGGTTCAATGAGGTCAACACCGAACTGACCGCCGCCAAGAACACCATCAAAGAGCGTGACACCCAGCTTGAAACGCTGAAGAAGGCTTCTGGTGACACCAAGGCCCTTCAGGATCAGATCACACAGCTTCAGGCCGATAACAAGAAGAAGGACACGGATCACGCCGCTGAACTGAAGAATCTGAAAATCAGCAATGCGGTTGAACTGGCCCTGACCGGCGCAAAGGCCAAGAACAACACCGCTGTTAAGGCGCTGTTGGTTGATTTCATCGGTAAGGCTGAATTGGCGGAGGATGGAACCGTCAAGGGCCTTGATGATGAAATCAAGAAGTTGGTGGAAGGCAAGGACACGGCTTTTCTTTTTGAGAAGTCCACCGGCACCAAGTTCAAGGGGGCCAAATCCGCTGAAAAGGGTGATGGCGCTGAAGGCGGCATGACCCTTGAAAAGCTGAAGGCCATGAACCCCTTGGATCGCTACAACTATTCCGTCAACCATCCTGACGAATACAAAGAACTTTATGGAGGTAATGAGTAATGGCAAACACTTGCTACGATAACTTTTTCCTGTCCAACGAAATTGAAGATCAGTACCAGAGCCACCTTGATCTTCAGCAGTTTTGCACCGTGGATAACAACCTGACCGGCGTTGCTGGCATGGTTCGCAAGATTCACAAGTACAAGGCCACCGATGGCACCGAGAAGCTGACCATGGGCAACGGCAACACCAAGACCATTGAAGCCGGTTACACCGAGAAGGAATACCGGATTCAGATGGCCCAGAACCGCTTCCAGTATTATGACGAGGAAGCCATGACCGATCCCATGGTGATCACCACCGGCACCCGTCACGCTGGTACGGATATGTTCAACACCGTGAACGCTGACATTTTCGGCGCTTTCAACGAGGCCACCATGACCATCGTGACCACCGCCCTTGGCTTTGATGCCTTTGTGGATGGTGCGGCCATGCTGAATCTGGAAAACCTTGAAGGTGTGACCATCTTCGGCTTCGTCAACCCCGCTGATATGGCGAAACTTCGTAAGGCCCTGAAGGACGATCTGAAGTATGTGGAAGCATACGCCAAGCAGGGCTATGTTGGCACCGTGGGCGGTATCAACATCTACACCAAGAAGAACGCCGAAACCGGCAAGGTGGTCATTGCCACCAAGGAAGCTGTTACCCTGTTCAACAAGAAGGGTACGGAAGTGGAACAGGAGCGTGAAGGCAACATCCGCCGCAACACGGTTTATTCCCGCAAGTATTACCTTGCGGCCATGACCAATGAAGCCAAGGCGGTGAAGATCATCACCGGTTCCGCCGCTGTCACCGCTGACACCACGGTTTCCAGCGACAAGACCTATTACGCCGCTTCCGGTATCGGCTATGTGAAGGTCACGCCCGGTTCCGGTGACAACCCCAAGACCAAGGGTTGGTACGAAATCACGGCGGCGTAAGAAAGGCGGTGAACCCCGTTGCGTGATAAAGCGGTTGCAATGCTAACGGCCCTTGGCGTGGCGGGGGCCGCTGATGATCCGTTGTTGGATATGGTTTTGACCAATGTTCAATGGAGGATCAAAAACCTTTCCAACCTTTCCGAAATCCCGGAGGGGTTGGAAAGTCTGGCCGTTTCTATGGCCGTGGGCGAATACCTGAACATGAAGAAGTGTTCTGGACAGCTTGAAGGGTTTGATTTGGATGCGGCGGTGAAATCCATTCAGGAAGGTGACACCAACATTACCTTTGCCCTTGGTGAAGGTAGTTCAACCCCTGAACAGAGGTTGAACAGCCTGATTGATTATCTGATCAACGGGCGCATTGGTGAAATCTACCGTTATAGGCGGTTGGTATGGTGAATAAGGCCGTGCGAACCGCCTTGGAACGGTTGTGGAAGGATCGGTGTTCTATCTTCATCCGTGAGGAAGTCACCGATCCTGTCACCCACCTGACGGATTCTGAAGAAAAGCCGCTTCTTCAGGATCAGCCGTGCAAGCTGTCTTTTGAAACATTAACTTCAACCAATGGGGATGAAGTGGCAACCGCCCAACAGGTGGTGAAGCTGTTCCTTTCCCCGGATGTGAAGGTTCCCGCAGGATGCAAGATCATTGTCACCCGGCCAAATGATGTGGAACGAACCTTCACCTATTCCCGTTCCGGTGAACCGGGTGTTTTCTCCAACCATCAAGAAATCATGCTTGAACCCTTCAGGGGGTGGGTCTGATGGCGAGATGGGGCCGGTGTGATTACCGGGAATTGAAGAAGCTGGATGAACGCCTTCAACAGCTTTCGGAAGTTGACATGGATCGGCTTTGCCGGGATGCCGCCAAGAAGGTTGCCCAAATCCTTCTAAACAAGGTGAAGAAAAGAACCCCGGTTGGCGTGGTTCCGTCCTATGCTACGGATGAAGCCAAGCAGGAATATTGGGCCGGTTACAGCGGGGGTTCCTTGCGTGATGCGTGGACGATCCTTCCCATTGAAAAACATGGGGATCAGTACACCGTGACCATCATCAACAACTTGGAATATGCGTCCTATGTGGAATACGGCCACCGGCAAACGCCGGGGCGCTATGTTCCCGCCTTGGGTAAGACCTTGAAGGCAAGTTGGGTGAAGGGGCGGTTCATGCTGACGATTTCCGAACAGGAAGTGAAAACCTTGGCCCCGTCCGTTCTGAATGATATGTTGTATGAAGCCTTGAAGGGGGTGTTCAGTTGATCAATGAAATCATCAAAGGTGTTTCCATGAAGCTGAACGCCACCTTTGGAGCCGGGTACAAAATCTATCAGAATGATGTGGAACAGGGCTTCAAGGAACCCTGTTTTTTCATTGCTGTCCTGAAGCCTGACATTTCCCCGTTGCAGAAGAACCGATTCATGAACCGGAACCCGCTGGATGTTCACTATTTCCCCACCAGCGGGAGGAACAACACCGAATTGTTCACGGTGGCCGGGGATTTGATGGAATGTTTGGAGTTCATCACCCTTCCCAATGGGGATGTGCTTCACGGAACTTCCATGAGTTATGAAGTTGAAGATGGGGTTCTTCACTTCTTCGTCAACTTCAATCTGACACTATCCCGCCCGTCCGAGGAAACCCCAATGGAAACCTTGGATGTGGATGTGGAGCCAAAGAAAGGGTGATTGAATGGCTACCAGAAAGAAAGCCACCACCGCACAGGAACCGCCCATCACGACCCCGGTGGTATTCCCAAAAGAACGGGTGTTGACCTTCAAGAGATACGCTGACCGGCGTGATCTTCTGTCTGTCCTTTTGGAAGATGGGAAGGAATACACCCATGATCAGATTGATGGGCTGATCAAAGACTTTATGAAAGGTAAGGTGAACTAATATGGCCCTTGGCGGCGGCACCTTCTTGGTGCAGAACAAGGTTCTGCCCGGTGCATATATCAACTTCATTTCTGTGGCGCAGGCAAGCGCCACCCTTTCTGACCGTGGCATTGTCACCATCCCCCTTGCTATGAATTGGGGGCCTGAAGGCAAGATTTTCACGGTGGAACAGGCTGACTTTATCAAGAACAGTCAGAAAATTTTCGGCTATGCGTACACGGCGGATGAACTGAAGCCCATGCGTGAAATCTTCCTTCACGCCAAGACCGTTCATTTCTTCCGCCTTGGTTCCAGCGGCGTAAAAGCGTCCAACACCTACGCAACGGCTAAATACCCCGGCACCCGTGGCAATGATCTTCGGGTTGTAATCACGGCCAATGAGAACAGCACCGAACAGAAGCCCCTGTTCGATGTGGAAACCTTCTTGGGAACCGTTCAGGTTGATCTTCAGGAAGGTGTGGCCGCTATCACCGATCTGAAGGCCAATGCCTATGTGGATTGGAAGTCCAGCGGAACCCTTTCCCTGACCGCTTCCTTGCCCCTGACGGGCGGCACCAATGGCACCGTGGCCGATTCCGACTATCAGACCTATCTTGATCAGGCGGAAGCGTACACCTTCAATGCTATGGGTTGTACCGAGAGCAAGGCCACCATCACCGCCCTGTTTGCGGCTTTCGCAAAGCGTATGCGTGATGATGTGGGCAAGAAGTTTCAGGTGGTTCTTTTCCGCAAGCTGGCCGACTATGAAGGCGTTGTGAGCGTCAAGAACGGCCTGACTTCCGACAAGACTTCCACCGCCCTGATCCCTTGGGTTACGGGTGTGATCGGCGGCACGGCGGTCAATAAGAGCGCCACCAACATGACCTATGATGGTGAATACGATGTGGACACCGATTTCACGCAGACCCAGCTTGAAAACGGGATCAGGGAAGGTTCCTTTATGTTCCATCGTGTGGATGAAGCGGTGTGTGTCCTGACTGACATTAACAGCTTCATTTCCATCACGGATGAAAAGTCCAGCGATTTTTCCAGCAACCAGACGATCCGAGTTTTGGATCAGATCGCCAATGATATTGCCGTTCTGTTCGGCAAGAAGTATCTTGGCAAGGTTCCCAATGATGCCGCTGGCCGGATTTCCCTTTGGAACGATATTGTGAAGCACCACACGGAACTTCAGGATATTCGGGCCATTGAGAACTTCAGCGGCGAAAATGTGACGGTTGAAAAGGGCGATACCAAGAAATCCGTGGTGGTTACTGATTATGTGACCCCCGTGAACGCTATGGAACAGCTTTATATGACCGTCTATGTTCAGTAAGGAGGTACAACCATCATGGCAGATAGAACCATCATGAACGCCAAGGATGCTGTTTCCGCTTCCTTGGCTGAATGTTTCGTGACCATCGGGGATAACCGTTACAACTTCATGCAGGCTATCAACCTTGAAGCCAACTTTGAGAAGAACAAAACGGAAGTTCCCATTTTGGGCAAGACCGGCAAGGGCAATAAGGCCACCGGCTGGAAGGGTACGGGTTCCGCCACCTTCCACTATAACACTTCCATCTTCCGTGAGCTGATGAAGCGTTATAAGGACACCGGCGAGGATGTCTATTTTGACATTCAGGTGACAAATGAAGATCCCACTTCTTCTGTGGGCCGTCAGACCGTGATCCTGAAGGATTGCAATATGGATGGCGGCTTGCTTGCCAAGTTTGATGCTGATGCGGAATACTTGGATGAAGATATGGACTTCACCTTTGAAGATTTCGAGATGCCCGAAACCTTCAGCCTTTTGGCCGGTATGCAGTAAGCAGAGCGCCCCGGCCTTACTTCGGTAGGGGCCGGGGCCTTTTTTCGTATCAAAATATAGGAGGAAAAAACAATGAGCCTGTCCGCTTTTTTGGCTGAAAACGCCGTTCCCGTTGAGAACATCAAGTTTGTTGCTTCCAAACGCTTCTTGGGTGAGGATGGCAACCCCATTCCTTGGGAGATCAAGACCATCACCGGCACCGAGGATGAAGCCCTTCGGAAGTCCTGTGCCAAGCGTGTTCCGGTTCCCGGCAAGAAGAACCAGTATCAGAAGGAAACCGACTATGATCTTTACCTTGGCAAGCTGGCCGTGGCTTGTACCGTGTTCCCCAATCTGAATGATAAGGAACTTCAGGACAGCTACAAGGTCATGGGCGCTGATGCCCTTCTGAAAACCATGCTGACCCCCGGCGAATATGCCGAATACCTGACCAAGATTCAGGAAGTGTGTGGTTTTGATACCACCATGCAGGATGAGGTTGATGAAGCAAAAAACTAA